AGGCACATAGAGACTTTGTTTGCCTGTTAAGGGGTTTTTGTAGGGTATTTTGATAAATTCACTAGCCCATTGAATTATGCTGGGATGAGTATCAAAAAAATGCATGCATGCTAATTCCCAAGAACTTCTAAATATTGGAGCTGGATTTCCCACAACTTTGGCTGGATTTTTCGGTGTGAAAGTGCCTTGACTGTATTTTATTGCCATGCATCTATTTAGAATCTTATGTTGTTTGTGCCAAAATCTTTGCGTTGAGCATCAAATTATTGACATACGGGGGATCAGGCGGCCCATTGTTGTAACCTATTTGACTTGCTGCTGATCGAAAAAAATTCAAATTCTCCAACAGGTCTGGCGTCATAACACCGTTTTTGAACAAGCTCTGTGGATTTTTGTTTATGCTTTTTGCAGTTACCGCAGCAATAGCGCCATAAGTGTTGCTGAGATTTTCAGGAACTGCTTGCCCTGAGAACATGCTTTTGGCGATCGCATAGTTTTCGGGATTGATTTGGAAACTGTTATCAAGTGGGCTATTTTGTAAATCATATGCACTGGCATTGATGGGACGGTTTTGCAATTCACCTGTTGCGGGATTTTGAAACTGTCTTGTGCCTTGCACATTTACAACGATACTTTCTTGACCAAAATTATTTGATTGATCAATCAAATTCCTGGTTATGAGATCTTGAACCATTAGATGAATCTCCCCCATCTACTCAATGCACTTGACCCCAGTCGCTGTGCGACTCTGCCCCCAATGCCTGTTATTCCACTTGCAGTTATGGCACGTGATCCAAGACTGCTCAACACCTGTCCCACAAAAGGTACGTTGCTGGCAACATTGTTGAGCAGCCCATCCAATGTGTTTTGAATGCTGTCATCCAATTCCAACAAAAAGGTGTTCACACCGCCAAACATGTCTGCAGGCTCATAATAGTCACCGCCATCTAAATCAAATTTGCTGATCAATTCAGGAGTTAATTTATAAGCTACTTCCTCAAAAGCTACACCTTCATGCTTGACAGTCATGTTGATTGTGTTAAGGGCACTGCTTTCTGTTTCCAAGCTGTCAAACTCAAGACTGGACACTTTTGGATTGTATACTCGCATTTTGGTGTACTTGCCACCATAAAAGGTGTAAATGTCAAGACTTTCAAAAAAGTTAGTGTCAGGGCCTGGTTGTGGACTGAATCCCCAGCCACTTCCGATACTAAACTCTTTTTCAATTACGCTGCTTCGCCAAGCCACTGCATTGCCTATTCTACTATTAGGCCGCAGTCTTCCATCCCCAAAATACCAGTTGTAGTAATCTCTCCACACCCGTAATACTCGGTCATCAACAGTGTCGTGCAAAATGATATTCAAATCTGAATAGTCGATACCAGTGTAGACAACACGCTTACGATTGTATTGTTTTAGGATTTTAGCCTCAGGAGAGAATTTAGGCCTATCAATAGTTTTGATTTGGAAGGCAAATCCTGATTGCCAACTGCTGAATTCTCTCAAGGAGCTGATGGCAGGCCCAGCATTGAAGCTTGCATAAAACAAAAACTTTTGACGTGGCATTGCACTAATGACACGATTGGTTTTTGTATGTTTTGTAGCATACCTACTGTTGCGCAAGATCAAAGGGAGGCCGCGATAGTAGGTACGGCTTCCTGCTGATGCGCCTAGTTCATCAGAGGTTTGCTGTTGCGCTTGATCGGCTGCTAAAGGCACAGGTTATCCTATACTGACACCAGGTCTAAATTGCGGATTTAGTTCAAACAACCCATCCGCAAGGGTGGCATTGTCAAATCTCACAGTAAGCTGAATGTCCACGGGGTCACTGCTGTTGTATTCTAGTGATTGATAATCAACAGTTTCAAGGAAACAACCTTCCAAAGTCCAAGTTTCAAATACTGTTTCGTTGCCGCCATCAAGTATTTCAAGAATAGTTGTAAACTTGTAATTGATGCCCGCAGCAACACTTGTTTGTTCAAAAAAGTTCATTTGTTTTTGTAGCTGGTGACCCACGAGTTTGCTGACACTGTTAGTAATATCGTCACGAACAGTGATGTTCATCTGTTGCCAAGTTGCCTTACCAGCGTAATGCATAATGGAATTGTAGCTGTGTACCTCAACGCTGTTCATTGAAACATTGGGCCGGGCTGCACTAACTACCTGTTGAGTCAACTCCAACCCACCAGCAATGGGCCCAAAATTGATTACTCGCACACGGAAGCGATGTTTGATCTTCGGCATGAGCAAGCCATTTCTTGCACCGTTGATGGGAACGCCGAATTTTGAAAGAGTCTCTACCATGCTCTACTCCAGAAACTTGTTTATTGCAAACTTATTTATGGAGAGAGGGTGGAAAAATCAGGGGCAGTTTTTAGGCATGCCCCACTTGACCATAAGCCAATAGAGCAATGCTCTCTTGTTGACTGATTAGGCCTTGCAGAATAACCAAATGTGCACCGTCAATAACTTCTTGTTGATGATCATCAGCAACAAGACTGATCATATTGCCTAAGGTTTCGCTCAAACTTTCAATCAACATACCCAATGCATCATTTTTCCCCATAGTAGAGCTGTAGTGCTCAAACAAGGCTACACTTAGTTTAGTCAACTCACCAGTAACTCTCTGCCTTTCATAATCAAGGTCAGTTTGAGGGTCTGAGTCAATTTCTTCAGATTCAAGAATTGAGCTTGTCATGTTACCTGCAATTGTTTTCTTGTATTTAAGCTTAAGTTCGGATTGTTGTCTGTCTAGACAGATTATTATGGATAGATATTGTTATAAAGCCTTAAATAACTATATACTAAAACGAAGGAAATAGCTATGACAATAACGTGTCAGTTATGTGAAAAAATATTTGACAAGATTATCAGCAGCACTCATTTGAAATTCTCTCATCAAATAAGTAGTGAACAATACCGACAGAAATTTGGGCGTGATAGCTTAGCTTGTGCAGACTACAAAAAAGAACGTAGTTTAGCGCGCAGCGGCGAAAAAAACGGCATGTTTGGTAAGAAACATGCGCAAGCCAGCTTACAAAAAATGAGTGAAAAGCGGGAAGGTCAAATTCCGTCAAACAAAGGCAAGAAAGTTACAGATCCCGACCATCTTGAAAATCTACGCAAAGCTGTTGCAGCGCGAACTGTCAAATGGCAGCAGAATGATACTCATCCCAGAAAAGGGGCCATATTGAGCCCTGCTACTAGGAATCAGATCCGCCAAGGAGTGCAAGATTACGCACATCAGAATCCAGAATTGATGCAACAACGAGCAGCAAAAGCCAAACAAACATTGCACGAGCAAGGTTATGATTTTGGGAGTCATATGCGTGGCAAAAAACACTCACAAACAACCAAAAACAAGATCAGTGCAAGCAGCCGCATGTCTGCATTGAAAAAATCAATGTTGAGCCATGATAAGATGTTACAAGCAATTTCCGATGCAAATTTATTGTGTGAGTCTGTGGAAGGTCAAAATGTATTTGTTAAATGTATTGCATGTAACAATCAATTCTCCATTACAAAACAATATTTCACTATTTCCAAGTGGCGGAAAGACATTTGCCCTGTTTGCCGACCAATTCCCGTCAAGTCCAATGCTGAACTTGAGTTGCTGTTCTGGATACGATCCGTTTTGCCACATGAAACCGTCTTAAGTGGTAACCGATCAACTATTTTTCCCTTGGAACTGGATATACTGATTCCACACAGGAACCTTGCAGTGGAATATTGCGGTCTATATTGGCATAGTGAACTACAGGGGAAAGATAAAAATTATCACAAAAACAAAAAAGAATTATGTGCTGCACAAGGAATATCCTTGATTACTGTTTTTGAAGATGAATGGTTAACCAAACAAGACATAGTAAAAAGTCGGCTACAACACTTACTAGGTAAATGTCACAACAAAATTGCTGCAAGAAAATGTGTTGTGAAACCCATTGATGCCAAAATTGCCCGTGACTTTTGCACGCAAAATCATATTCAAGGCAGTGGAGCTAGCAAGATTTGCTTGGGATTGTATTATGGGGAACAATTGATCCAAGTGGCAACCTTTAGTCAACCCAATATCAGCAAAGGTTCTCGGAACACAGGAGCCGATGTCTGGGAATTGAGTAGGCTGTGCAGTATCACAAAAACGCAAGTTATGGGCGGGGCGGGAAAATTATTCAAATATTTTGTAACCAATTACAATCCAAAACAAATTATAAGTTACTGTGATTTAAGATGGAATCAAGGAACTGTATATGAACAATTGGGATTTACTTGCATAAATTTAGGCACGCCAAATTATTGGTATTTCAAAGGGCCTGATGTTACACGACTGCACAGATTTAGCTTGCGCAAAAACTCGCAGGATGATCCTGCCTTGACAGAATGGGAAAATCGCAAGGCGCAAGGTTGGAACAGGATTTGGGATTGTGGTAGCAGTAAATGGATATGGCTTAATGAAAAACCGGAGCAGTGAGCTCCGGTTTCTCTTGTTATAGATTCAAATATTATGGCAATGGATCGCCAGTGTTCAAAATTCGCAATGGTATGTAAATGAATTCAATGGCTTTGGTGGGTTTGACAGCCACATCAATCCACAACTCATTGCGATCAATACGTGTTGGCGAATTATTCGTTTCATCACAAACCACAGCAAAGTCATATACAGCACGCAAGCCCACTAAGTCACCAAAGAAGCTTTCAAATGTGCGGGCTACAGAATCGCGTGTTTGTTTGTCATTGGGCTCAAACAAGAAGGGTTTGGCCAAAATGTCCAATTGATAGTTCAAATAGTTAATCAATCTGGCAACATTTACGCGGTCCAATGCACTGCTCAAGGGACTGAGGGTTTTTTGTCCATACACAACAAGTCCGCGCCCAGGAATGAATGCAATGGGGTTAATCTTGTTTTGATACAGTGTGTCTCGTTGTCCTTGACTCAATGCAACAGGCACGTATTCATTTTCTGCGTTCAAGTAACCAACACTGCTAACAGCACTTACTAATCCGCGTGTGAATCCTGCTGGGGCAAACCAGGGATAAGCCACTTGGTCGTTGAAGGCAATGGTGCGCAGTATAGTCATGCTGGCTGGTACAAATATTTGTGTACCATCAATATTTGTAGCCAATCCCCATGGATAGTAGACACCGCCATAGCGTGTAGCAGTAATAAGTGATTCTTCACCATTACCCAATGCATTGGCAGCGTTTGTGGCCCAATTTTGAATACTTGTGCCATCAGGCTGCAAGCGAGCGGGGGTGTCAACAACAATGAACGCAACGTCTTTCTTGTCAGTGTTCAAGGTAACCATTTCATCCAAAAGTTCTGGATAAGCGGGAACAGCCATCAAGTTGAACACATTGCTTTCGCTTCTCAATTCTTCACTAGCTGCCAAGGCACTTGCCATAGCGGTAACAATCAATTGACGTTGTGCTTTCCGCAACATGTAAGGCGCACCAGTGTTCATCAAACCACTTGCTGTAACCCAACGGTTTCTGTCACCGTTGATTTGTTGTGTAAGTGGAAGATAGTTGACTTTGTATTCCTTCACGTTACCAAAGCTGTAGCGTGTGTTGAACAGTAGCAATCCAAAAGGATATGGCAATGCACTGGGAGCATCAGGGTCCACTGTATTACTAGCTAGCATATCTACAATTGCTTGGCTTCCTGTGCTGGTTCCATTGGCTGTCCAACGGGCATCAGCGAACAAAATGCCATTGCTGCTGCTTTGGTCAGTGTTGTCTACCAAAAGCCATTGACTGTTGAACGCATCTCTTTTGTAAATCTTGGGATAATTTTCCAAATCGCTTGTATCGATCCAAATGTCATTATCCACCAAGGGCAATCCACCTGATTGTGTTGTAGGGGCTGTTGCACTTAGAGTAGGTCCGTTGGGATCAGTTGCAGTATAGATATTACGATAGCCCAACCAAGTGCTGCCATCGCTTACCATCAAGTCTACTCTCAAATTTGCATTGTACCACAATGTGTTATTTGCAGGCAAGCCTGATGGTGTTGTGCTGCTTTGGGTGTATTTGTCTCCAAAATCCACAGTGCTGGCTACATAGCTGGGGATTGTGACCCAGGCAGTGCCATCCCAAATCTTCACAAGTAGCACGCCAGTTTGTGTCAATACATCTGGGCCGTTTTCATTGTAACGCACATAAATGCTGCCTACTGTGCGATTGGCACCATACCCTGCATTCGCACTTGCATCAGTTGCATATAGTGGAGCCAAACGTGTGTTCCATTGATCAGTGCCACTGTTGTAACGTTTCACAACAAAATTGGCACCACGATTGCCTGCAACAGTGTTGACCCAAATATTACCTGCTGCAACTTGTTTCAATTCAGCTGGTTGTGGTGTGCCCACACTATAGCCTTGATAAACTAAGCTATTACCATAAGTTATTCCAGTGGGGATGCCAGCTGAGACCAACGGTGCGATAGTAGCATACCCAACTACGTTTTCAAGAGAGAACAATGTGCCTGTGGGGCTGTAGATACGTAGTCTGTTGTCCGCTGTTGCCTCAGCTTTGATCAAATTTGTCAAGCCCACAGTTGGGTCAGCATTGATAGCAGCTACAACAGTGGCAATTGTCGTAGGCAGTGGAGATACTGCACTTACATTGATGTTTGCGCTGACGCTGCCAGCTCCAAATCCAGCGGTGACAGTAATAATCTGGCTAGTACCAGTAACGAACGCAGGATTGACAACTGATCCTGTCACACTTTTATAGTAAGTGCTGGCAAGTTTCATGTTGGCGCGAGCAAAGCCACCCAACCCGCTAGCAGTTGTAGTATCCAGTAGTTGGACTGTATTGCCGCTATAATCTGTCAGCTTCAAATATTTGCTAACACCAATTGTATATGTAGTAGCCAAAATTTGTGTGCTTGCCAATGCTGTATTGATGCTGGTAACAAAAGTTTCCAAGGTGCCTGCCGGAACTGTGATAGTAATTGGTGTGCTTACACCAGCAACAATATGAAACAATGTGCTAGTACCAGTTACAAAAGTCTGCGTTACAGGATCAGTGCTGCTCACCATAGTTGGTGAAGCCGCTGCCCAACTGTGTCCAGGATATTCATCTTCAGTGCCACCCACTGGATACCAGCGACTTACTGTTCCTTGTGCAGTAGTTTGGTTTACCTTTTCAAAAATTTGCACAGCTGGTACCATAACAGTTAATCCAAGGCCCTGCACAACACTCACAGCATTGATAGCAAGGTCACCATTTGAACCAAAGTCATTCACAGGTACAATGTAGTTTTGTTGAGGCTTGTCAGTGG